GCAGCAGCAACATCAGCACGACAGACTAACAGATTGTTAGTATAAGATAGGAAGTTTGCTGCGGTGAAAAAAGATTGCGCATTGGCATCTTGAGGTTTGCCAAAATAACGAACTAATTCGTTCTCTGACGAAACTGTGAACGGAGCCATAACTGGACCCCATGCAAATGTTCCTGCAAACGCACCAACAGAACTAGATACTGCTGGAACGATTGAAGTGAAATCTTTTTCTACGACTGCAACGCCTGGAGATAGTTGAAACGGCATTGTATTTCTCCTTGTTAATAAGTTTTACCTAGACAATTTTATGTCTACATTTTATTTAGTTTTTATTGGTTTTCTCAAAAATTTAGAGGTGGTTTTTCTGGACCACCATCATCATAGAACCCAAATGGAGTTAATTCATCTTCGATGGCTTGTATCTGTTTCTTATACATTATTTCTCTGAGGTTAACATTATTTAGGTCTTTAAAATAGCTGTTAGTTGTAAGCCAGCTAAACAAGACTAATGGCATAACCAAGTCGTCGTGATAGCCCTCGTCAGCTTCGTAAGAACCCTTCTTTTCAATAAAAGTAGAGATCTCGGATATAGTATCAGCGTCATTAACAATTAACTTGTTTTCTTCCACCAATGCTTTAAAATTGTGACATCCAATTCGTTTGATCTTTTTATCGGTAACTACTCCCAGTTGAGTTTTACCGCCACCAAAACCACCAGATACATTTTGTCCATTAGTATGTCGTGTCACAAACAATATATTTTCGTATTCTAACTCTGTGTATAAAATATGTGCAACCTGTTCTGAGATGTTTATCTCAAGTAAGATAAACGCTTGATTATAATCCATACCTACCTTATACAGTACGGATGGATATAATATTGGACTAATCTCATTATTGCGATATTTCCCTACCATTCTATAAGGAACTTCAGTTATATCAATAATAGTGAACGCAGAGTAATCTCCACCAACACCTTTCGCCACATCGGCTACCATAACATATGTATGACCAGCCGAAGGTTTTTCATAGATGTCTAATCCTTCTTTTTGATAGATTATTACATCTGGACTCATCTTTGCAATTACATCTGCTTTGATGAGTGTTAAAGAAGAACCAAGGAATTTACATAGAACCTCTTGAGTAAATTTAAGTTCACCCAATTGTCTTCTTTGTTCCTCAGCCCATTTTTCATCTCTTCCAGGAATCTCCCAGTAAGGAATGAATAATGGAACAAAACCATTTCTACCCTTTTCTGCATCGCTCCAGTACTTCCAAAAGTGATTATATCCTAATGGTGTAGAGCTAAGAAGAATCTTTGTAGTTTCACCAGCAGAAATAACTGGGAAAATAGATGTAAAAAATTCTTCAGCCACATTGTTTGGAATGATTGCAGCCTCATCAACATACAATAAGTTTACAGACTTACCACGAATACCAGACTTACCAGTTGCAGCAGTAAACACCTTTGAACCATTTTCAAGTTCGATATCACCTTTGTTCCAAGTAGTAACACCTTGTTGCATCCATTGAGGAAGCATCTCATACATTGTCTGATAACGATCCAAAACTTCTCTTGCAGCAGTCGCTTTATTAGCTAGAATAGCCACATTCTTATTTGGTTGGAACAGCGTATACCATAAAATATATGCAGCTGATGTAGTTGTTTTACCTTGCTGACGACCTTCCATCAAAATAACCCTGCGGTTATTATGTATGATGTTTATTTTATTTTTCTGGCAATCGTATAATTTAAATAGTTGTAATCCGTGATCCAGTGTAACTATGTAACAATAATTTTCAATAAAATAAATTGGATCCTGCGAACACTTAATATACTCTTGGATGTTTTCTGGAGTAAATTGTACTGTTACTCCAGCTGCCTTTAAATTCGAATTCGCATTATATACTTGTGCCATTTTTAAAAGTTGAATTCCCAACTCTCATTATTAATTGTAGCGTCGGTAGTATCACCTTCTGCTGTAAAAATTCTATTTGGAGATGAGAAGTCTTCGTTTTGACCAATATTGGCATATACGGTATCAATAACATTTTTACCACCGATAGCACCAAACAGATTAGCCTTCATTTGAAATTGTAAAGTATGAGTTACAAATCTACGAGTTTGAAAATCGCCATCGTAATCATCTTGTACATTAACACTATTTAGTATAATAGGAACATCTAACTTGACATTCATATCTGGCACTGCATTAATAGTGAGTGTATATTCAGGTGTAAATGTTGGAAGAATCTGTTCTATAATTTGAAGACCATCTTCCTGACTTTTAGTTAAAATATACAAAGAAATGTCGATGTTGTAAGGAACAGGAGTATACATGGTTGATACACCTGTAGTTTCATCACCACATTTTATTTGTTGCATACGATTTAATTTTCTTGCGGAATCGTAAGTATATCCAATAATCTCAAATGACATTCTTGGTAGAGTAACATATGTGTTGTTCTCTAAGTTTGGATCTGAGTCTAAACGAACTAACCACTTTTCTTTTGGAGCATAGGCAAGAGGAACTTGAATTCTCTGTGCAGTAGTTCCAGTAACAGAGTCGCCTTGTTTGCGATCAATATAAATGTCGCTAAACAAACGACCAAAAGCAACTATGCTTTTACGAATAATACCGTGATAAAAAACATTTCCGTTAAGCATTATTGTATCTCACCAAATGGATTAGCTTCGCTAAAGAGAATATCTGTAGCTTCTTCTTTAAATTTATTGTTATCAGCAAAACTATCCCCACTGTTATCAATATTAACTTCGATATTTGCTGTAGCAATAGCGCCAGTACCACCGCCACCAACAAATGATATTACTGGTGCAACTTGATAACCAGTTCCACCTTCAGTGACATTAACTGCAATAACTTTACCAGCATTCGCACCAGTACCTAATACTGCAGTTGCTGCAGCACCAGAACCAGTAGCGCTAGAAATTGATACTGTTGGAACACTAGTGAATCCAGAACCAAAACTATTCATAGTTATAGATGTAACTCTTCCTGGATTTCGAGTAGTGTTTGTATTATATGTCTTAAGAGTTTCGAATGCGTCTACTGCAGCGATACCAGTATCAATCTGTTCAGAAGCATACTGGAACAATTCGACTTGTAATTTGTAAACATAAAGTTTTCCTAGCTGATAGAAAGGATCCTGATGTTTGACAAACTTAATTTCGAATAAACCCTTTGTTAAAGGGAAGTAAATTAGATCTCCCTCGCATGGACGAGTAGGAATAATAGTTTGACCATAACGACCAACAAGTTGTTCCCAACGACGACGAGCGACTACCAATGTAGCTGACTGCTCCATCATCAAACCAAACTTTTGAATGAACGCACCCTGACCATCTAATGCGTCTACATTCTCAAAGTACATTTCAATTGGAAATGACGACTTAAATTGAGATAAACGATCTTCACCAAGAATTTCATCTTTAGAAATTAATGTTCTTGGAATGTAAAAATACTCTTGACCATAAATCTTAAGAGATTCAATGATCAAGTCTTCAATTAGATACTGTTCATTTCTCGTACCATGAGAAAAGTAAACATTTGTTGTAGACATGTTATCCCAAGAAGAAGTTTAAAGGTGCTGATTTGGTTATCAGATCGTTTTCTAAGTCAGAGATTTCTGATTTAGCTTCGTCATATAGTTTATCACCATCCAAAGTTACACCACCTGGAAGTTGAATACCAGAAAACTTTTTAATATTAGTTGCCCATTGTTGTTTAAATAGCGCAGTAACATAGTGTTTTAACCATGCTTCATTATATACTTTAGTCCAAGTTTGTGGATCTAAAGCACGATATCCTTTAACGATAACATAACCACCAAGAACTAAATCTGCGTCCCAGTTAATATCTAGATATAGTCTTCCCATTCTTCTATTAAATCTAAATGTAGTTTTACGATTTAATTCAAAGTCCAAAAGAGCTAAATGGTTCATTACAGTTTTGTAATAAACAAGAGAAGTTGAAGTTAAATCATAAAGATCGTTTAAACGAAGTTGATACTGAAGATCAAAAATATTCTTTGATGAAGAATTTTGTCCTATTTTAAATATCTCAGTAACACCATATACTGCATCTGGTAAAGTAATATACTTTAGATCATATTCATTCAGAGTTATTGGAGTACTTCCTAATACTGCAGTATGTCCCATCGAACCAGTAATAGTCTCGCCAGCTACAAAAGTACCAGTAACTTTATAAACAAGCAACATTGTTCCAGAAGAAACTCTTGATTCTTCTTTGACAACAGTGGCTTTTGCGCCTGAGGTTGACCCTGTTACGATTTCATTTATACTAAATGTGTTTGCAACTGATGTTGTCAAAGTCATTTCTGAAGCACGAATTATCTGCTTCATATACATTTCTTCGACACCTTCTGAATGATAATCTTGCCAGTATGCTAATGCTTCATCCAGACGATCTTCTAATTGATCATCGTCCACATTTATTTCAACAACTGGAGCACCCAGTGCTCTTAAGGCATACTGTTTAAGAGATTCTCTTGATGTTGGGGTAGCCATATATTATACCTTGAATAGAGTTGCAGTGCCTTTAATTACAGAAGTTCCACTTGATGCTGTTGCAAAAACAGTCAGTGTGCCAGCTGAAATAGATGCAGAGAATGTGGTATTGGTCGCAGCAGTTTGAATTTCAGTACCAGTCACATAGTTTTCAGACAGAGTAACTGTTGTTCCATCGTGGACGAATAATAATTCTAAAATTCTGTAAGCAGTACCGTTAACGACTTGCATTAATAATCTACCAGAACGATAAGTTGCAGTAGCACAGCTAGTCATGGCAGTTGCTGCAGTACCTGATGTAGTTCCAGTAAAATTGTAGTCAAAGGCGATAGCGTCTACTGAATCGTAACCACCATTCATGGTGACCTTACCAGTAAAGGTAGAAGTGCTACCAACTGTTAATATATTAGTAACTGCAACAGTAGCGTTACGAATAGTGGCTGTGCCAGAAGTAGCACCGATAGTTAGAGTGGATGCTATACCTGCTAATGTAGCAGTACCAGCATTAGCAAGAAGAGCTGTGGCAGAAAGAACATCAGCTCCGTTAATTCTGTACGCTTTACCAGAAGCTAAGTTCAAATGTTCACTTGAAGTCCAAGCATTGGCAGCACTAGTCCAAGTTATAGTTTTATCAGTAGCACCCTTTAATGTTATACCACCACCATCAGCAGTAACATCAGTTGGTGTAGCAACAGAACCTAATTCAATATTTTTATCATCAACAGTTAATGTTGTGGAATTTACAGTGGTAGTTGTACCATTAACTATTAAATCTCCTGTTACTGTTAAACTATTGCGAACTGTAGTTGTACCAGTTGTAGCACCAATAGTAATTGCTGTACCTGCTGCAAATAGTGTTGGTGTAGTTGGAGTGGCAAAGAAAGAAGTTGCGCCAGAGGTAGCATCAATAGCAGTTAGACCAGCGATTGAAGTAGAAGCACTACCAAGAGCAATAACTGTAGAACCAACTGTTACATCAGCAGTAGCCCATGTAGGAGCATAACCAGCGCCAGCTGATCGTAAGAATGTACCATTCGCACCTGCAGTAATAAATGTAGTTAATCCAGTATCTTGTTGAATAACTAACTGACCAGCAGAACCACCATTA